CCCGCCGCTCCATGGTCATACCGAAAAACGCTCTCGTCTCCATCTGAACCTCTCCCTTTCTCTCCTGTCCGCCGGTGGGGGCGGGCTTCTTCCGCTCCAACGCCTCCACCTCGGTTTCGATTTCTTTGATCTCGCCCTCCAGGGCGGTGGCCGCCTTCTCGTTGGCGTCCTTATCCCGGTCATACTGCTCCACGGCCTCTTCCACGGCCTGCTTCTCCTCGTCGCTCCGGGCCTCGTCGATATCCTTTTCCAACTCGGCCTCCCGCCGCTGGAAGTCCTCGGCCTGCCGCCGCAGCTCTTCCAGCTCCGTGCGCTTCTCCTCCAGCTTCTTGCGAAGCATCAATACCTTCAGCGCCATTTACTCACTCGCTCCCTTCTTCATCTTGTTGCGCATCTCTTCCCGCCACATCTCCAGGCGGCGGGTCCGCACCGCTTCGTAATCCCGCTTCCGGGCCGCCACCCCCGTCTCCTCGTAGGCCGGGAACGTGACCACGCTCACCTCGTAGAGCCTGACCTTTTTGATGGTCCAGTGGACCGTCCCGTCCTCCTTGTAGTCGGTCTCCTCGTCCAGAATGTCAAACCCAAAGGAACACTGGGACACGTCCCCCCGCTGGACCCTGGCGTACAGGTTCATGGCGTCGGTGTCGTCCTGGTTGAGCCGAATCCGGCCCCACAGCCCCCGGCTGTCCTCCCGGAGCTCCAGCGTTCCCGCCGCCGTCCGGCCCAGCACCAACCGGGTCTCATGGTCCACCAGGGCCCGCACGTCTGCGGACAGGGCATCTGAAAAGGCCCCCGGCGCCACGCTCTCCGTGGCCCCCGGCCACAGCTCGTAGTTACTGCCGAAAACCGAGAAATATCCCTCGATGTACTTTTCTCCCGTCTCCTCCCTGGTCTGGAACTCCGCCGGAAGGCTCCTCGTCTGCATCTGTTTCCTATCCATCCGCTTCACCTCCGTTCAGCTTTTTTTGCTCCCCGATCATGCCTCGGGGGATGTAGTTCTCCAGGATCACCAGTTCGTCCAGCCCGTCCTTGGGGCTCAGGCCCAGCCAGTCCCGAACCTCGTTGCCCGTCATGATGCCCCGCACGAACTGATCGTCCCCCACCTGGGCCAGCTCCTTGATATCGTAAGCGTGGAGGGCCCTGGCGTTGAACCGGAAATAGAGCTCGGGAGAAACCAGCAGCTTGCGGGTCAACTCTTGCTCGATCCCTCGGGCAATGGGCAGAATGGTGGCGTCAATGAAGCTGTTCCACTCATCCCGCTTGAACTCTCCCACGCCCACCACAAAGGGGGGCACATGGAAAATCCCGGCCACCGTCCGCTTGTCGATGGTAACGGAATCGTTGAGCGCCAGATCATTGAGCGTCAGCGGCTTCACCTGTTCCACGTCGATGAGGTCGGCGGGCAGCACCCAGGGCGTCCCGGCCTCCTCCGTCCTCATGTACTTTTCCAGCAGGGCGTCCCGGCCCCGCTCCGACGCCATCTCTTCAGCGCTGGAGTTGACCCGCACGATAATAGAGGGCTTCCACTTGGATTCCATGAAGCCCTTCTTGGTCTGCGCCGCCTGCCGGAGGTTGTGGACCACATCCCGCAGGGCCACCCTGGCCCCCCGGCCCATCCATGGCCGCTCCGGGTCTGGGTTATAGACGAAATGGAGCACTTCATCCGGGCGGTATACCGCCCCGCCGCAGCGGATCAGATAGCCGTCCCCCTCCGCCTGGAACGTGAGAGAGGAAGGCTTGAGCGGGGCCAGATTGTCGATGCGCCCGCCCGAAATTTCGGGCAGGACCACGGCGTTTCCGACCCCCTCCAGAAGCATGGTCCTCACCAGATTTGTCATAAAGGTCATCCGGGTCATGTTCCGGCTGGGCTCAATGTCGATTTTCCGACTCAGCCCGTTTTTGATTCTCACATCTCCCCGGTCCGTGTTCTGCATGAGGTGGATCGTCATAGACCCGATGAGCCCGGCGATACGGTCCACCGCCATCAACACCTCCGGGTTTTCCGACAGACGGGTGAATCCAGGCACACACAGCCCGTCATACCCTTCCTGAGACAGCAGGAAGGCCACCGCCCCGTCCTGGGGCTTGTCCCTGGCCGGGTGGCCCCTCAGCTTTTTCTTACTCAATGCCATACCCCCTTATAGCCACTGTTTTGCTTTTTCGTTGAGCTCCATAGCCTCCAGCTTCCGCACACAGGCGAAAACCGAGGCGTCAAAAACGTCGATACGCTGCTCCGGCTCAACTTTTTCATATTGAATCATGTCGTCGGTCTTCTCGATGGCCCGGACATTCTGGACGCAATACTCGAAGGGGTCGGCATGGAGGTAATAAAGCTCACCGTTCTTGGCCTTGACCTCGATATGCCGGAACCCCTCCGACTTCTTGTAGTAAAGCTGCGGCTGATCCACCACGTTGAATCCCGCCGTTTTCATACCCACGTAATACTCCCGGCAGAATTTCCGGTCATGGCCCACCTGTTTGATCTTGAAGCCCTTACGCCGCATCTCCACAAACCAGTTGACCACCTCCGCATGGTTCACCGTGGGGCTGTTGCACATGTCCAGCCATCCGTCGTCCTTCCAGCCGAAGAGGGGGATGCCGTCCTCGTCGGCCTTCTGGTGGGCGGCCACCACCGGGAACCAGGCGTGAGGGATGATAATGTCCACGTCCACCTTCTTTCCATCCGCCCGCTCCCAGCCGTACAGGGTCCCATAGAGCACGGCGGCGGTCAAATCGTGGAGTTTGGACAGGTCGGCGCCGCCATACCACGCCACCGGCAGGGCGGCCAGATCTTCCAGGCTCCAGTCGTACAGCTCGTCGGAGCGCTGGAACTCCCCCAGGTCGAAATAGGCCCGCAGGGCGGAGGTGTAAACGTTCAGGCTCTTCGCCAGAAAGTCTTTTCTCTGCTGGGGGTCGTTCTGGGCCTCCAGGGCGTCGTTCATAATGTCGTCCGGGCGGATGGTCACACCGTAAGCCGGGTTTGCCATTTCATGGATGCGGGGATTCGTGAAATCCACATCCCCGTTCTCCCCCTCTTCCGCCTTGCAGATGAAAATGAAGAGCTGCTCGTTCTTCACCAGACCGTCCAGCACCTTCTTGCAGTATTGAAGCCGCCGGTAGCAAAAGCTGGACATGTTGTCGCCCGCCGTGGTGATCCCGATCATCAGCTTATTGGTATAAGCCTTCATGGCCTCCTTGATGATGTTGTACTGCTTGGGGCTTTTGAAGGCGTGGATCTCGTCGGCAATCGCCACGTTGCAGTTCAAGGAATCCTGAGCGTCCGGGTTGGCCGCCAAGGCCTGGATGAAGAGCGAACCCCCGTCCAGTTCCCCGCTGATGGAGTGTTCCTGATTGTTGTCGATCACCCGGAAGTTGTCCTTCTCCCCCATCTCCCCCAGATTGAAGTTGATGAAGTCAAAGCTCTCCAAGCTCTGCTTCAGGGCGGCGGCCACGATATAAACCTTACTGCCGCTCTTCCGGTTGAGCACCGCCAGGGCCCAGGCCAGGGCGGCGGAGAAGGAGGTCTTGACGTTCTTCCGGGGGATATAGATAAAGGCCTCCTTGAAGCGGCGGACCTTCCGGTCTGTCCCCGCCTCATAGAAGCCCAAGAGGTTATAGACGATGAACTTGTGAAAGGGCAGCAGCAGAAACGGCTTGCCCCGCATGGGGGTTCCGTCCAGCGCTTCCCCCTGTTGATGGACAAAGGTCTGCTCAATGAGCCGGATAACAAACTCGGCCTCTCGGGTGTCGAACTCAAACGCCGGGTCCTCCAGGTCCCGCAAAAACCGCTCACACGCCTGCTTCAGCTCCGGACAGGCAATTTTCCGCCCCTCCACGATCCCGCTGACATAATCCATGACCTCCCGCCGGTTTGGCGAGGGGGCGCCGCCCCTTTTACGGCCCACCCGTCAACGCCTCCGACAGCTTCGACGTCTTTCTAGGGGTCAGCCCCTTGTCGTGGATTTTTTTGAGCCCCGCCGGGGTCAGCCCCAAGATACCCTCCAGCCGGGTCAATTCGTCCCGCAGGCTTTCAATGGACCGGTACAGCTCCGTTTTGCAGTTGTTGGCCGCCTTGGCCTTATTGACGTAGACCTCTGTGATCTTGCAGCCCTCCAAATACCACTGAGCCATCAGCACATCGAATTGGAGGCGCATGTCCGCATAGCGCCGGATGGCCGGGAGAAATTCGTCCTTGTAGGTCCCCACGGATTTCATGTCCCGGACGGTCTGCTCCAAAATCTCGTCCACATACCGCTCCCGGCTCTCGTCGTTCAGCGCCAGCACACCGGCTTCCTTCTCGTCCCCCGCTTCGTTCCCCGTCTTGTTCCCCACCGTGCCAGCACCCCCCTTTCAAAAAACCTCGCTCTATTGGAAAAAGTTACCCTACCCAGTAACCTGAAACCGAAAATCAATCGTCTTTGGGTGGGGGGGTATGTCTTCTCCACCACTCCCCCAGCTCTGTGAGCTTCCCCGTCTTCCTGTCGTGCATCATGTTGTTTGCCCCATCCGACAGACTGAGAAGGTTCCAGTCGGCCAAGGCATACTCGGGGTAATCCTCCAGAGGCCAGATGTGATGTACTGTCGTAGCCCCTACCCGTCGACCATACCGAAGCGCTTCCCGGCAGAGATATCGGTCACGCCTCAAAATCTGTTTGCGCTTCGCTCTCCATTGCTTGGACCGATAGAACTCCTCACTTGTCACCATCACACCTCGGCTTTCCAATATTTGTTTACATCAATTTTTAAACATGATATAATGCACTAAATTAAATTTTAGGAGGTATTGTTATGTCCAAAGAGAACACTTGCCCAATATGCAGCAAAAAGTTTTCTGCCGATGAAGGCGCTATCAGCGACAACGGTAATTATATTTGCCAAGAATGTGCAGAAAAAGAACTGGATGACCTCATCCCAACAGATGAAAAATCCTAATCTCATAAACACTACCGCCGGAGGATTTATATATCCCCCGGCGGTCTTTTTTAGTTCCACACTATCGCAGGGGCTTTCGTTGGATCTGAGAGGCAGCGGGAGAATACCCCGCCTTGCGTCACCTCTCAGATCATTGGAGCCACCATCAGCCTCGTGCGGCCAAGAGTGACATATACCCCTCTTCGGGGTACGTTGCAGGCTCAACGGCTTTTCCTGCTTGCCGTGGCCCTCCCCCTTTCGGGTGAAGGAAACGGAAACGGCCCCTGCCGTCCTCATGCGGACAGCCTGGGCATGGGGCCCGACGAGGCTGGCACCCCGCCGGGCTGGTAGGAAAGGAGGCGCCCGTTACTCATGCCGCCACGGTGCCGGGCGACAGAAAGGCCGGAAGGGGCCTTACCTTGGCCCACTTCCATGGTTAGAGCATATCACGGTTTTTCTGGAAAATCGTCTCCTGAAATTCTCCTAGCTCTCAGTTACCCCATACATGGCAAGCGTAAATTTGCGCAACGCCCTATCCTTGCGCTTGTAGACACCTGGAGGGTTCTCGATGTTCAGCTCTTCGCATAAACGTTCCACGTTCCCCTTTCCACGGTGGATGAACATTAATTCCAAGATCCTGCGCTCCTCTTCGTCCAGCACAGAGAGCCCTTTTTCCACCATCCTCACCCGCCGCTGGGCAAGCTCCAAGTTCTTTTTGATCTCGTCCCGTTTAACAATGTTGGATAGGAGTTTGTCCCCAACTTCACCGCCGCCGCCAGTGACATGTTCACCCTCCCCCAAGGAGCTTCGCAAGGCTGATCTTTCTAACTCCAACCTCTCCAACTCCCCAGGCAGCGTAGCAAGGCTCATCCGCTGGGCCGGGTAGTTTTTTAACATGTCAATCGCTTCTCGCTTCCAGTCCATCAGTATGGCCACTCCTTCCTCGGCCGATCAGGTATGTACTTCGGACAAGCCTTGACACTCCAGGTCTTGCCTATCACCGACTTGCCTACCCTCTCTGCCGTCCAGCCAGGAACGGGTCTGAAATCAAGAGACCATTCACATCCACGACGCCCATCCTCAGTCGGTACAGCGTTCTGACAGCTCCAGCATAGTTGAGCCGTGGAAGCCGGTCTATTCGTCACCATGAAACCCCTCCCGAAAAAGCGCCTCTGCCTCCACGACTTTCTCCAAGTGCCCTTTGGCCGTCTCATTGCCTTCCGAGGCCATGAGCTCCCAAATGCGCCTTTCCTTCTGGAACAAGCGAAGCACCAGCTCTCGCATCTCCATTTCATTCATCTGCAATCCTCCTCCGTGTGCCAGGGGCACGATACTGTGTGCCTTTCGTTATCGCAACGATTACACATATCGGCATCCTCCAGACAATCCTTGGTCATGAAAAGCCCGCAAAGCCTACAAACGCACTCCCGGCATTCATAGTCCATGTCGCCCCTATACATTGCCGCCACTCTCCTCAA